CCTATCTTAGTGTTATACATGCAATTTTTCAATCTCGTCCTTTATCATGAGTTTTTCAACTTTCAAAGGCTTAATATACTTCTCAGGTGCCTTCTCAGCCTCAAGAACTTCAATACGATTGTGCAAGTCTTTATGTTTGCTTTCTAAAGAAGCAAGTCTTCCAGTTTGCATTTTACTCTCCTATGTAGCCATTCTACTAAAATTTTTAACCTTTTCGAAACGGATAACGTTATCGAATTTGTCGTACAATTGATCACCCTTGTGACTGATGATAAAGATGTTGGAATCTGCTGTAAGTTCGTTGATAATTTTCAAGAACTCTTCTGTTCCTGTGTTGTCAAGACTACTATCCATAATCTCGTCCATGATCAGTAGATTAGTAGATACCGAGTTACGAAGTTTTGCTACTGCTCTCCATGTAAATAGTAGGGCAAGGTCAATACGCAATTTCTCTCCTTCGGAGAAAGAAGCGTAAGAAAACTCGTCACGAAAACGACTCTTAATTGTTTCATTAAAACTCTCGTCTAATTCAAATTGCACAAAGAAATCCATAGCAGCAAGATACTTGTTGATCAATTTATTCATGATAGGAATATACTGTTTGATGATTCGCGTTTTAATGCCACCATCTTTTAACATTGAACTGACAAGTGACAAAGTTTCTCGACTATCAAACAACTCAGTTTGATTCGCGTGGTAAGACTTTAGATCGCTTTCTAGATTATTTATGGTAGATGTGTCAATACTCTCAAATTCTTTCTGGGCATCTTCAAGCTCTGTTCGAATACTTGATAGCGTATTCTTTGCAAACTTAACATTCGCTCTATGCTCAGAGTATCTGAGATGATGCGCAGAAATCTCGTCCGCGATATCGCTTACTACATTAAGTCTATTGATATGCTTCGACTTTCGCTCGACAATTTGCTCCTTTGCCAACTCAATTTCTTTGACCTTTTCCAGATGCGAAGATTTGGTATCTTCTTTGAATGTGTGCTCGATACCTTGCTTACACGTTGGACAGTTATCATGATTCTCATAGAACTTCACTTCCTTCATGATCTGACGCATCTTCGTGTCTAATTTATCGTCTATCTTACCAAGCTCTTCTAGCTTCTTTTTCTCGGAAGATTTGTCACCGATCTGCGCAGTGAGATTGTCCATCACTGAAGAAACAGATTCAATATTCTTCTCCTCTGCTTCAATGATAGTTAACTGTTCTTTCACACGATCTTTGATTCGCGAAACCTCAGTTTCTTTGATTTTGCGAATAGATTCGTTGTGATTCTTAGCAGATTCGATTTTGTTTTTGAGCAGGTCAATTTGATATTTTATTTCCGCGACATTATCTTTATTCGCAGAAATCTTCTCTTTTAGTAGAGTGTTCATGACAGTAAAGATTTGAATATCAAGCAAATCTTCAATAACATCGCGTCTAGACTTTGCGGGTAGCTGCATGAAAGGTACGAATGTACTTGAACCCAGTACAACAACTTGTCCGAAAGATTTGAAATTCAATTTAAGAATATTCTCCTCAAGATAAGCTTGATAGTCACGCGCCGCTGCGTCTTGATTAAGCAATTCACCATCTCGCCATATCTCAAAGATGGCTGGCTTCATACCTCTAAGAACAATATATTTGTGACCAGATGTTGTAAATTCTACCTTGACCTTCAAGTCTTTTTGATTGATAGAATTCATTAGCTGTGGCTTGTTAATCTTGCGAAAAGGTTTACCATAAAGTGCAAAGCAGATTGCATCTAGCATAGTCGATTTACCAGCACCGTTTTCACCCACGATCAGCGTAGATTTGTTGGCTGCCAGATCAATCTCAGTCCAAGCGTTGCCTGTTGACAATATATTTTTATAGGATAACTTATCAAAATGTATCACAGATTTATAGCCTCACTGTATAGTTCACGCAAGCACGTATTCACCTTGTCCTTATTGCTCGACAGATTCATAGTGTCAACATATTGCTTCAATATAGTCAATGTGTCCTGTGCTTCATCAAGCAACTCGTCATCACCGATTAAGTCCAAGTTCATATGATCTTCAACAATCTTGATATCAGCAGCATCACTTGACTGTAATCGGTCAAGGAATAAATCAAAGATGTATGGATTATTTCTCTCTCTGATTATAACCTTTATGAATGTGTTTGTCAATAGAGAAATGTCAAGTTCTGCAACATCTTCGATTGTCATGTCAGTGTCATCATAGATGATTTTATGAAAGATTCTATGTGGATTTTGATAGAAAGTCATCTCACGAGTTTTGGTATCAAAGATGTGAAATCCGCGTTTTCCGTCATAATCTGACCAGTTCATCTCATACGGTGCGCCAAGATATGTGATGTTATCATGCGATGACGGATGATGAAAGTGACCAGAATAAACATCGTCAAACTTTTTGAAGATAGATTTGCTTAACCCATGATCACACAAGTGACCTTTCATCATCTCAAAGCCAGAGATTTCAAAGTGACCCATAAGAACTTGCGCCTTGGTATTCTGAAATATTTCAAGTGTCTCGTGTGAATTGTCTGCGCAAATCCATGGCGCAAGCATAATATCACAGCCATCGAAATGCAATTCAGTCGGCTTTTCCCAATATAGATTTAAATTATCATACTTTGTTTCCGAGTACAACTCGCGTAGACTGTTGACTTCGTTCGTATTCTTGTAGTATGTGTCGTGATTACCTGCAATGATATGAACATCAATACCCATGTCATAACACGGTTTGATGAAATACGTTTCAGTGTTTCTTGCTGTAACATAGTTGACATATTTACGACGATCCATTAAATCGCCCAAATGCAAAATAGTCTTTACACCTTCAGCTTCTAGGGTAGGAAAGAATACGTCGGTATAAAATTTTGCAAAGTGATGTGCAAGTGCAGCGTTGTCATTTCTCGCACCCCAGTGTGTGTCAGTTATAATGGCTATCTTCATTATCGTCTATTAACCCAATCTTGCTCCCATTGCTTATATGCTTTGGTGCTTTCATCAATAATATTTTTCAAAGTTCCTGCGTAATGCTGCCTCTGTTCAGGATGCGTCTTACTATCTCTTACTTTAGCAACTAAGTCTTCTATAATAACTGGTAAAGGTTGCGCCATAATTATACTCCATCATTTTTTCGCATTATCTCGTTTCTTCTGCATAGTGGCTTCATATCCTTCAACAAAGTTACTCATGTAATCATTATCCAAGTCAATGTATGCAGCACTACCATCTTTACTCTCGCCACCACCTGATCTATCGACTGCTGTATCATGAATTACAGAGTTTTCAACAACCTTGTGTTTGATGTACAACTGCTTCTTCTCTTTTTCGATTCGTCTGAGAAACGCAAAGTAGATGACTTGTGTGAAGTATGCGAATGGATTCTTAGACTTATCTGGATCAAAGTTCTTGACTGCCATGATCGCATTTTCTAATCCATCACTAATCATCTCTTCTTTATATGAATATCCAGAGAAGTTAGGTTTTGTTGCAAGACGATTCGCTATCTGATATAGACACTCGCCTATGTAGTTCGGTATTCGTGGATGTTCGTCTCCACCGTTCTCAGCATCTTCGCATAGCTTGCGGTACTCAACCATAGCATCGAAAAAGTGAGCGTTGTTTACATAATTTCTTTTAGCTTTAGCCATTTCAAATCCTTTTCTTTTCATTGTATACCAAAATATATGTGATGTCAACCCCTAATTAATGGTTGACATGGGTGCTGAGAATGTGTATAATGCTTATAACGAATATGAATACTATTAGTGTATTTTAGATGATTTAGATTCTAGCATTGCTTCGAACATCTTCTCTAGGTCATCGATATCATCAGATTCAATATCATCATCGTATCTGATATGCTTCTTCATAAACTCTTCATAGTAGTTGACACCATGCTGAGACGCAGGATAACAAAACATTATGTCATTTTTATTGATGGAAACTACATCGATATCTGACAGAACCATCCAAGATTTAGCAAAGAAGCCGTGCAAAGGATCCATGTGAACAGAGATAGGCATCGCAACTACAACAACGTTTTCAAGTGATGTAGACTGATCTTTTGCAAGAATGTCTTCACCGTTCTTCAGTTTTATGTGTAACAGGTTCATCAATGATCTCCTATCTTAACATTATATATCTTAAATTCGAAACCCTCATTCGAGTAGATTTTCACACGCTCAAGGAAGTGTTGAACTGCAAAGTTCTTTTTTGACTTCCATTGTAAGTCGTCCACAATGTCATATAGAACAGCTTTATCTTTACCGTTGCCTTTACGCAGCACTCGCCCAATTGACTGTAGATTTCTGATTTTAGATTTAGAAGGACTAGCAAAAATGATATTGTCAAGTCTTTTAATGCTAACCCCCGTAGAAAATGTGCCGTAACTTGCAAGAATAATATTGTCGCCACTGTTTTCGACAGTACCTCGAACATCCTCCCGCTCTTGTGCCCCAACCCCACCATGGATGAAATGTACGTTCTTGTCTTCTCTTTGCAACATAGGCGCAAGGACTTTACCGTGCTTCTCAACAAACTGAAAAAGTATGAGAGTGTTTCCTGGTAAACTCCATGCCAAGTTACGAATAAATTTGTTTCTTGCTTCATCACGAACGATCCAATCAATCTCTTCTTGATATGACTTATTACTATTTAGCTTGCGCAATCCATCAGGATATTCGAGTGTCACTGCTTTGATTTTGAAGTCAGCAAGAGTTTTGTTCTCAATTAACGTCTTTGTATGCGTAACTTGATACACTGGACCAAAAAGCCCAGTGAGAACTAGTTCATGTGTTTCAGTGTCATCTAGTGTCCCAGTTAAACCGTATCTATAACGTATGTTAGGCATCTTTTCAAGAATCTTCGTGATAGATTTGGCTTTAGCTTGATGTGCTTCATCAACAAAAATAACATCGAACTTATCGAAGTAGTCTTTTCTTTGCTTGTATATAGACTGCCATGTGGATACTGTATATTGTGCATCTACATTCTTATCCACTCCTGCCATAATCTTATGTGTATCAAGAGGTTTACCTCTATTGTATTCAACGAAGTCAGATGCCATCTGTGATACGAGTGATGTTGTAGGAACAAGAATGAGAACGCGTCTATTGCAGATTTCAGCATGATATCTAGCAAGCAGATAGATAATGAAAGATTTACCAGATGCAGTTGGCGACAGCAGAAGCTTTCTTTCGCCATTCAATGCTTCGACAACTGCATCGTTTTGATAGTCGCGAGGTGCGAATGCGCTATTAAACTGCTCTGCAAGATCGTAACCAGCAGTGTCCGGAAATGTTTCGAGTGGTGCCATATTTTCACCGAGCACGAGTTCATAGTCTCTTGTTTTACAGAATTTTGCAATGTAACCCACAAGACCTGCATATATCATACCAGTCATGGTGTTGAGAAGCCGGATCTTCCCATCCCACATTTTGTTCTTATAGCTTGGCATAAACTTGTAACCTGGAACAAAAAATTCGAAGTATGCGGACATCTCCATCTTGATACCAGGTTCTGCGACGACACGAACGTAGACCTCATCTACCTTTTCAACGACAACTCTTTCCATTTACAT